TCTGTTGGATCGCATGGACGCTAATCCTGACCCTAACTTGATGCGCGCGTTTGCGGAAATTGGTAAGCAATTCGAGGAGTCCGGTATGGGTGATCTTGACACTCCGCAGATTCTGCCGGAGACCCGAGACGAGGCAACGATCAAGCTTTCGGAGATCCGCTCCAACAAGGAACACCCGTTTAACCGCGGCCCCTTGGAAGCGGGTCAGCAAGCTTACGATCAGGCCAGCGAGGAAGTCATGCGGCTGCGCCGGGTTTCGATGGGTTTGCCAGCGCGGGCCGCAGACGATATGTTTGAGGAAGCACGATAGGAGATCTCCACCGTGTATCAGAACCACGACATGAAGAAATCGGTCCCCCAGGACGCGCCGAAGGATCAGGTCAATGGCCTGAACGGCCCGTCCGAAGGGTGGCCCGGCGATCTCGCGTACCCCAGTGCGGACGCGGACAAGCTCCAGATGTATAAGGCTCGGGCGGGTACTCCGTACTCCCAGAGTCACACCAGTCAGAAGCGTCTCGATGTCGGCGCGGGTATGCCCGCCGGTTCCGAGTCCAACAAGGGCGCGTACGATCCCACCATCCCCGTCAAGAAAGGCGGACCGCATGGTGGCAAGTCCGGCGTTCGAGGAGGGAAGTGATGCCGAAAGGCGCAGGTTACGGCAGCGGTAAGCACAACAGTCCCGCCCCCCATGAAACGGCAGAGAACGATCCGTATCACTATCAGGGTGGTGCTTCACGTCCTGATGAACTCTCTGGCGATAAGGCGAGCGGCACCTTCGATCCTCCGGGCAAGATTGGTGGCTATGCGGAGAGCGTACCGGGTACGAAAGATCCGGCGTACGCAATCCCTAGCGGACCGTCGCAGTCGTTCGATACGGGCGTGCAAGGCACCGACGAGAAAGGTGTCGCGTTCGGCGCGTACAAAGACAAGCCGGTAGCGCGCGGGCCGACCGATTTCTCGAAGGAAGACAGCAACCGAGGTAATCCGTAATGCCGGGCGCACCACAAGACTTTTTTCAGTGGGAGAAAGAACGCCCCGCATTGAACCCGCAGTTCGTTGACGGTGCGGGGCCGGGTCCAGCAGCAGCGACCAACATCCTGATCAACCTCGTGTGGGAAGACACGATGGCTTACGTTGACCAAGCGGAAGCCGATGTCAACTGGGGATTCTCGGGGGCTGAGTGGACGTTCTTGCAGGGCTTGGGTTGGCAGGTTGACGGCACTCAAATTGCTGCGTCGCAGCTTACGCGCGCTACGTCACCAGACCTTCAGATTGGTAGCGAGGTCGATGTGGTCGTGGTGATCGAGGGGGTCATCGCGGGATCGTTTGAGATTCGTTACGGCAACGATGTTATCGCTACCGGGATCACAACTTCTGGCACGTTCTCCGGTACGGTCATTGCGACCGGCGCCGCAGCGCCCGTCATTATCGAAGCCGATGTAGACGGTGTCGGTTCGATCAGTTACGCGGCAGTGGGCGAGGCGAACGCTTACCGGCGTTTCCGCTTCGACAACGCTGGTCCCATCACGGTAGCGTAACGTTGCCCGATAAACGCATCACGCTCAATCCTATCGACACCCTTGGTGGGTTCATTGCTGAGAATGTCGGCAGTACCAGCGTAGTTGATCCGACGTGGGAGACTTTGTTTTCCGACACCGCTTTGCAGTTACCGAAGGGTTTCTATGTTGCGTTCTACGAGATCACGATGGAGAGCGACACCGTTCAGAAACCCGCTGAAGCGCGCATCGTTGGCAATGGCAATCCAACCGATAGCTATCACGTAGTGCTGGCAGAGGTAGGCGAGCAACAGACAGAACTGGTGATGTATTTCTTTTCGGTCCCGTCTGTGCGGGATGTTGTCTTTGATTTTCAGTTTCGTAACGGTGTGGGCGGCGGCGGCGGTGCGACTTTGACGGTCAACCGACTTGAGTTTTTACTACAGATGAATGCCAAGCGTCCGGTCATCCCACCGTTCTTTGTGGGCGTGGGCACCATCTCACAACCGTTGGGAGTAACACTCTGATGCCGGACCGAGTCCCGCGCCCGGAGAAAGACGATGCCGGAGCAATACGAACGGATCAGGGACAGCCTGATCAGCAAGGGAGTCAAGAGCAAGGAAGCGAAGAAGATAGCGGCAGCGACGTACAACAAGAACCTGAAGCCGGGCCAGAGGCCGGTGACGGGGAAGCACTAGGGGACACGCCAGATGGCCCGCCAGACGAAGCGACGGAAGGCGCGGAAGAACCCGCAGACGCCAGTGAAGACGAGCCGCAGCCGGACCCCCCTTCAGCAGATCCTGGCTCAGAGTCAAGCGTTGGGCCGTAGAGGGTTTGACAACAAGGGTTAAACGGCGCTAATTTGCGCGGCGCGGGGTGCTCTGAACGAGTCCGCTGCCACCGTGAAACACGGGGTCTGGTCGGCCAACTGACCAGGGGCGTCCAGAAAGGTTTCTGGGTTGCGTCACCGAGAAATCAATTTTCTTGGAGGCACAACCAGAAATGCCTGGATCAACCATTTCTGAAGCCTTTGTCGAGCAGTTCAAATCCAACGTCTACCACCTCAGTCAGCAGCGCGGCTCGCGCCTTGGCATGTGTGTACGCGTCGAATCCCTGATCGGTAACGTCCACAACTTCGAGCGGTTGGGCGCAGTCGTAGCGCAGCAGAAGACCACTCGTCACAGTGATACGCCGATCCTCGACGCACCGCATTCCAGACGCCGGGTCACACCGCAGGATTGGGAGTGGGGCGATTTGGTGGACCGCGAAGACAAGCTTCGACTCATCATCAACCCGGAATCCGAGTACGCCATTGCGGGTGCAAACTCGCTAGGGCGGGCGAAGGACGACCTCATCATTGACGCGTTCATCGGCGACGCCACAGCGGGCGACGGCTCGGCTGTAGTGTTCCCAGGTTCGCAACAGGTGACGACCACCGGGGGCTGGACACTTGAGAAGATGCTCGAAGGGCAGGCGATTCTCAACGCCAACGAAGTACCCGACGAGGATCGTTACTACTCTTACGGATCGGCGCAGTTGACCGAGATTCTGAGCGACACCGAAACCACCAGTGCGGACTTCAACACGGTCCGCTTGCTGATGGCCGGTCAGATCGCAACGTTCCTTGGCTTCACGTGGGTTCGTTCCGAACGACATGCACTTGTGACCGGAACCCCGAACCGGCGCTCGACCATTCAGTGGTACAAGCAATCAATGGGCATGGCCATCAACCAAGACATGTTTGCGCGCATCGCAGAGCGCGCCGACAAGTCGTTTGCATGGCAGGTCTATTGTCGCCTGACGCTGAACGCGACGCGGATCGAGGAAGAAGGCGTAGTAGAAGTTCTCTGCGACGAGACGTAAGCGCAGAGGACAAGCGGCGCAGTTTGAAGCGGGGGCCGCATGGCCCCCGTTTCTTTAGGGGAAACAGATGGCTTCGACCGACGTTGAGATCGCCAACCAAGCGTTGCTCATGCTTGGCCAGAAAACGATTCAGGATCTATTGGAAGACACGCCCGAAGGATTGGCCGTGCGGACCTACTACGAAGACGCGCGTGATCATACGCTGAGGGACATCAAGCCCAGCTTCGCAGTGAAGCGTTCCGCCTTCCTGGCGTTGTCTTCTAACGACCCTCCTGAGTTCGGTTTTGACCACGCTCACGCTCTGCCGATTGACAGTCTGCTGGTGATTGGCATCAACTTGAACGGCAGCTCCAGCTTCGGCTCAGATCTGGGCGATCAACAGTTCAGGGAGTGGCGCGTAGAAGGTCAGGACATCCTCTCGGATCGTGCAAATATCAAGATCCTGTACATCCACACCGACGCGTCTATCGAGGCGCTGATGGACTCCAGCTACGTCAAGGCGCTGGCTGCCTATCTGGCTGCCGAGATGTCGTACACGTTAACGGAGAGCACGACTAAGTTTGAGACGATGATGGCGCTGTACGATCTTCGCAAGACGGCAGCCGGAACGACCTACGGCCAAGAGTCCAGCACCGTACGCACCATTAACGACCAGATCTCGATAGTACGCTGATGTCATTTCGTGGCCACGTATTGATTACCGACTTCACGTACGGTGAAGTCTCCCCGCGTTGGCAGTCGCGCGTCGAAGGCGGCGACATTGCCACCGACCGGGGGACAAGCGCGCGACTGCAAGACGTGTACGAATCCGGGTGTCGTGAGCTAACCAACATGTTCGTGATGCCCGAGGGTGGTGCGATTAAACGCCCTGGCTTCCGTTTTGCCGCGTCGCCCGACGCTACCTTCGATGACGTAGACGGTGATGGTGCGGATTATCGGGTTATCCGGTATCACAATGAACCGTCTGATCACATCATGGTGTTCAAGGATTTTGAAGTCACTGTCTTTGACACCAGCACGATTCCGTTTCCTGCGTCTACGACGGTGGCACTGCCCTACTCGTTAGCGCAGTTGATCGAGTTGGAGTTTGCGCAGACAGGCGACACGATGATATTGATTCATCCGTCGTTTCGTCCACGGATTCTCAACCAGACCGCGCCGCTGGTGTTTGAATTGGAAGACCCGGTAGATGATTTCCTGCCGCCGCAGTTCGACTTCAGCGATGAGGACTCGCCCCCTGTCGAAGCGGTGTCGTACGACGTTAGTTTCATCATCACGAAGAACCGTTTCTTGATCCTTGACGTGTCGGGTGTTGCGACATCCAACAACACGACGGTGATTTCGTTGACCGACAACGTGCAGAATGTTGCGGAGCTTACGAGCGCGCTTCAGACCACTTCAACGGTTAAACGGCAGACGATAGCTGTTGAGCACGTAGGCCCCGCGCTCGACTTCACTATCTCGTACGAGTTCTTCTCGTCGCTGGGTAACGGCACGGGCGATCTCAGCATCGGTATTCAGAATCCGCAGGAGACGGAAGAAGCCATCGTCACCAAAACGAACGAAGGTGCCAGTGGCGGCGAGCCGCTGTGGAGTGGTCCTATCATTGTGTCGAACGTCGGCGAATTTTTTCAGTGTGATGTGCCGCACCGAGCCGAGACGGACAACGAGCCGGGCGTCGGTGTGGACTACTTGAACTTCTGGACGGATCTTGGCGCGTCGATACCCACGGATCAGGATTACTCGTTCCTGGGTCCGTGGGAGATCGACCGTGCTTACAGTCCTGGCGACCGTGGGTGGCCGCGACTCGGCACGTTCCATGAGCAACGCTTCTTGCTCGACGGTGGTAAGGCGTTGCCACATGCACTGGCCGGATCGAAGACAGGGATCGCAAACATTCTCGACTTCACGTTGGGTACAAGTGACGCAGACGGATTCCTTTTCTTGCTTGTCAGTGAGGCGGGCAAGGATATCCGCTGGATGATCTCACAGCGTTTCTTGTTTATTGGTACGACGCGCGGCACCTACGTGCAGACCGTATCGCCGTTAACACCAACGAGCGTGAACTTTCAACGTGAGTCCATGCATTCGTCGGCGCGCGAACGCGCGTTGGCTGTGGCGGGGGAGATTTTCCACCTGCAAGGCAACCGACGTATTGGACGCAAGGTGCAGTTCATTCGCGACGTGAGTTCGTGGACGGCGCAGGACTTGACGATCTTCGGCGAGCATCTGTTCTTGGATGGCCAGGGTATCGTGGACTGGTCTTACGTGGACGAACCGGACTCGCTGATCTTCGTAGTGCGTGAGGATGGCGCGCTGCTGACGTTCACGTACAGTGATTATTACAAGGTCAACGCGTGGGCGCGGCATTCGGTTTCCGATCCGGTCATTGAGTGCGAGTTCTACGATGACGGTGTATCGGACCGTATGGCTATTCTGGTTAAACGCCGGCAGTGGGACGATGTCGCACAACAGTGGCGCTTCCGTCCGCAGATCGAGGTGATGGAGCTTACGTCTAAAAATCTGCTGGCGTTCACGCCGCAGGTATTTGACGAGAACACTGGTGAGCCAACGCGTTCCGATTGGGACATCACGCAGCTAGACGAGAACGACTGGTATGTGTTGCTGGATGGTTACTCGACCTTCACAGGTGACGGCACGACGACGGTGGGCACCGAGACGCGGTTCGCTAACCGCACCGTGGGCGTGGTCGAGAATGGCGTCTATCTGGGTCAGGTGCTGGTGGACAACGCGGGCACTATCGTTTTAGACGCTCCGACTATCTTTGGCTCGACGATATACGTCGGCTTCGAGTACACCGGGCGCACGATTCCAAATCGCTATCAACTGACAGTCCCCGTTACCAGTCAGTCGCAGAAGATCCGTTGGACTAAGCCAGTGCTGCGGCTGTTCGCTTCGCACATGCCGCTGATCAATGGCGTGCGTGCCCGTGAACGTTCGTCAGACGATCTCTACGACACCCAGGCGGATCTTTTCACGGGTGACGTGTACCTCGTCAACTACGGTTCGGACGGCTTGCTGACGATTGAGCAGGACGTACCGCTGCCGTTTCACATGACCGGAATCTTTGGATTGATGACGACGGAGGAAGGATAGTGCCATTCCCATTTCTGGCGTTGGCCATCGCGGGTACAGCGATAAGCGGCGCGCAGGCGGGCGCGGGTATCGCGGGGGGCATCTTCGCGAAAAAGAAAGCTGACAAGGCCAAGCGTCTGCGTAAGCGTTTGCTTGCGCGCAGTGTTGTGGAGGAGTCGTTTCAGCTTGAGAAAACGATAGAACAGATCTTAGGCGCGCAACGTGCAGGGTTTGCCGCCGCCGGAGTTGAGGTCGGTAAGGGCACGGCGCGCGCTGTGCGTGCTGAGACGCAGGAGTCCGCGCGACGAGCGCGAGAGTCGTTGGCGTTCTCCTATGTGTATGAGCGTAAGGGGGCGGGAACAGCAGGCCCCGGTGTTGCGTCGTACTTTGGCGGGTTAGCGAGCGTCGCTAGTTCAGCGTCGGCGTTGGGGTCGGCTATAAGCAGTCGTCCGCGACCGGGGACTACGTCACCGTCGCGTGGGTCGCCCGCGCTAGCGCCGACTAGGGGCGGTTAAACATGCCTATCAACATACCTCGGGGCTTTGCTGTAGCGGCACCGGCAGCCGGACGCTTCCGTCGAGCCGTCGGTGCGGTTCAAGAAGGACGCGTGCCGTTGCTCGACGTGGCGCAGGGCATAGGTCAGCTAGGCCAGACGTTGACCGGCGTCGGTGTGCAAGGTATGGAACGGGAGCGTGTAGCTGCCGAGCGCGCGGCGGTTGTCGAGCTGGAAGAAGAACACATCTTGGCCGAGGAAGATTTGGAAGAACTGTCCGAGGGTCGTGAGCGCACGGAAGAAGATCTTGTGCGTTATCGTGATCGCATGGCGGCGCGTGTTGATGCTGTACGTGTAGACGATTCCACACGAGAGCAGATGCGGCAGTCGTTGGGCAAGCTCGACGCGCAGATGGCATCCAAGGCGGGTGACTACAACCGTACGTTCATACGCGCCCAGCGCAATCAGAATCTTCAGCGGGTGTTAACAGGTCTGATGGATCGCGGTAATCATGCACAAGCGCGCGAGCTATTCGAGCAAAGTAAAGATGTCTTGACTCCGGCGCAGGAAAAGCAGTGGCACCACAACATTACGATTTCTATGGAGACGCAGCGTTTTCGTGAGGTGCTTGCTGAAGGTGGGTTGGTAGCCGGTAGTGAATACATCGACACGATGATGAAGCGGGAGAACTTGTCGGAAGCTGTCAAAGAGAGTTTAGAAAGTTCGTTTACTGCGGACTTGGGGCGCATACGTGCGACGCAGCAACGGGTACGCGAGCAAGAAGCGTTGAACACTCAAGAGACACAACAGCGTTTGGTTACGGATATCACGCTCGCGCAGGACGAAGGCAAATTTTCAGCAGAGCAACTGTTAGCGTTGCGCGAGCGTCGGGACTCCTTCGGTAATCCGACGTTGACCGAGGCGCAGTTCCGCAACTTGTACGAGCGGCAGAAGCGCATCGACAAGGATCGCCGGGAGACTATGGGCCGTGCCGAGACGTTCGGTACGCACATGACGACGCGTAACCCGGTCGATCCGTCCGACAAGGACATGCAGAAGGCGGCGACGGAGTTCGCTGACCGTGCACTGCCCGCTTTCGAGAACTATTCGCAGTGGTCGCCACAGGACAAGGGCACGCTGATGGGCATTGTCCGGTTAAACGGAAAGCCTGACCAGCTCGAAGGTGTCCTAATGGCGGGCTTGGCTGCGGACTCACCGGAGGTCACGGAATCGGCGGCGGACCTAGCACAAGATCTCCAACGGTTGTCGCCCATGTTCTGGGGCGGATACTCGGAGCGGCTTCGCGGCTTTTACAATACGATCAACCTGCATCGGGATTACGGCACGCCCATTGAGCGGGCGGTTAACGAGTTCACCCGTGTAACCGCAGCCGAGCGCGACATAGCAAAGGTGTTGTACAAGCGGGAAGACGTTGACATCGACGACAACGCCGAAGACTTCATGGAGCGCGTAGAAGACGATGACATGTTGGACCCCGGTTGGGTAGGCCCCGAGGTGGCGGGTCGGTTAGGTGTGCAGTATGACGCCTTCGTGCGTGACGCCTACAACATCACGCACAATCTTGAATCGGCTCGACAGACTGCTTGGGAACGCATGCGCAGGGTCGTTGGTCCGTCGCGTGTAAACGGCGAGCAGACGGTCATGGCTTATCCACCCGAGTACATCGGTGGTCGCGTCGAACCCATCGACAGCGAGTGGATACGCGAAGATTTCACACGTGACATGTCCAGCATAGGGATAGACGCCGCTGGTCATCAGATAGTGTCGGACCCGCTCACGGCTAGCGATCAAACCTACGGCGTGCTGGACGAGAACAACAACATTGTCTACGACGATGAGAACGTGCCGCTGCGGTGGCGTCCCGACGTTGAGCGTTGGTCTAGCGAATCCAAAACCAAAGCTGCGATTGACGCGGAAGCCACGCAAGCCATCTTCGAGGAACAGCGAGTGATCGCGGAAGAGATGCAGGCCGAGCTTGACGCAGTCGAAGGCTGGGCGCAGCGCGACTTGCGCATCAACATTCGTCAGCATGCAGAGAAGCGGGTAGAAGCCGTCAAGGAACGTGAGCTTCGTGCAGCGGCGCGGAGAAAAGGGCGTGTCTCTGCAACACGTAAGAAGGGGGTCTCGTGGAAGGATC